ATAGTTCACGTATATTTACATCTTACCCGCAAACAACTGCGGTTCCAAATAACCCAGAGATACCGAATTCAACAGTATTTACAGTTGGTGAAAACGCATTCGGAAATGGAGCAGTAGACTTAACACGTCCTATTCCTCTTATTTCAATTCGTTTAGCACCTGCAGTTGACTCAGGTATAACTGGTGCAGTAGGTGAAAGAGAAATTATAAATCGTATGCAAATGAAGTTAGATTCAGGTGCTGTCACAACTTCTAAATCAGTGAACGTGTTTTTCATTCTAAATGGAAACCCATCTAAATTAACTTTTGAAAAAGTTCAATCTCCATCTTTATCTAATTTAATATCCCATGATACAGGTGATATTATTGCAGGTGGAACTGTTATTTTCTCAACTCAAGCTTCGGCTGGTTCAACAAACTTCGATATAAGTGGTTTGATTGATATGGGTAATTCGATTTTAGGTGGTGACTCAGTTTATCCTAATGGTCCAGATTTATTAACTATTGCGATTCAACCAACGGATACTTCTACGATTACACAAGCTTCACCATTAGTCGTGACAGGAAAATTATCTTGGTCTGAATCTCAAGCTTAAAAGGAAAGATACAATCCTATGGCTTACTTGGGTAGAGATCCAATACATGGCAATTCTGAAATGCAAGTGTTTGCTCCGAATGGAAGTTCGACAACATTTGCTTTAGATTTTCCAATTGGTTCAGCAGGAAGTATTCTTTTAATTAAGAATGGTTTAATTCAAAAACCAAACACAGATTACACAATTATAAATGGGGGTACTTCTATTTCCATAGAAGGTGCTGCTCTTTCATCAGGTGTTAGTCTATTCGCAATTTATCTTTCAACACAATATCTTCAAAATACAATCCCTGACAATTCAATCAGTGCTGACAAACTTTCATCTACACTAAGAGGTAAATTTCCTAGTGATGTTGTAGTTCCAGGATCTGGTTCAACAGCACTTACTTATGGTGTTGGAAAATATTTCATTTTAGGAAATGACACTAGTTATACTTTAACATTACCAGCTTCTCCTGCGATTGGAGATATGTTTTGGATAAGTAGACCAGCAGGAAGTGGAGTTAGTGCAATTACTGTGACTATCAATACAAATTCACAAAATTTATCAACTGGACAAGGTACTATCGTCACACAAAATAGTGCTACTGCAACTATTTCATTAGCAGGATCATCATCATTTACTGATAATGATAGAAAAAATCGTTGGTTTGTGTTTGTAGGAGTAATTGGTGGTACAGATTTTGGTTGGTTTCAATATAAAATTGATGCTTTTTAATTTTTAATTTTAATAAATAGGTATAAGAAATGGCACAAATAACAGACTTTTTTATAGATCAAGGATCAGATTGGTCTGCTATTTTAACGTTTAATAATACTGATGGAACGCCAAGAGATTTTACAAATTGTACAGTTTCTGGGCAAATGCGAAAAGGTTATGGTTCAACGACTTATACTGCTATAACTACTACATTTGTTGCTCCAAATACAAGTGGAAAAGTTAAACTTGCACTAGCAAATGCAACTTCAACAGCAATGAAAGCTGGAAGATATGTGTATGATGTTGAATTAATAGATTCATTCAGCTTAAAGAGTAGATTAGTTGAAGGAATTATAACAATAACACCAGAGGTCACAAGGTAAATGGCTGAAACATTAACTGTAAGTGTAGATTCACAAGGTAGTACGATTAGTCCGAGTAATACTACTCTGACAACTTCAACTACAACAGCAGGTGGTGGTTCAACGATTACGACAATAGGAATTCAAGGAGCATCAGGAGCAGTTGTTCCAATAAGTGAAAATGTTCAAGTTGATATAGTATCAGAGGGATTAAATAATGGTTCATTATTAGTTTATAAAACAAATACTTCGAAATGGACAGCAACTAAAACATTAGATCTACAAATAGTAGACAGTGGCGAATTTTAATAGGAGAAAAAAATGGCATCAATTATAAGAATTAAACGTTCAACGACAGCAGGTAATCCCGCAACACTTGCAGCAGGAGAACTAGCATATTCAGGTCTTGGTAATAACGACTCCAATGGTGGTGATCGTCTTTACTTAGGACTTGGTACAGAAACAAACGGAAATGCTGCGAGTCACTTAGTTATAGGTGGAAAGTATTTTACAGATTTATTAGATCACACTCGTGGTACATTAACTGCATCATCTGCATTAATTACAGATTCAAATAGCAAACTTGACAATTTAAAAGTAGATAATCTAGATCTAAACGGAAATACAATATCTTCTACAGATGCCAATGGAAATATTGTACTTGATCCGAATGGAACTGGTTATGTTTCAATTACTGGAACAAATGGACTTATAATTCCTGTTGGTACTACAGATCAAAGAGCACCATCAGTACAAGGTGCAGTTCGTTATAATACAGATACATCTTCTTTCGAAGGATATACAGGATCAACTTGGGGCTCATTAGGTGGAGTTAAATCAGTTGATGGTTTAACGTACATTTCAGCTGAGAGTGCTCCTGGAGCTTCAAATGACACACTTTCTTTTGTCACTGATAATATTGAGAGAATGTCTCTTGATACTGACAGTTTAGATGTTGCATCTACAATTTTAACAACAAATATTAATTCAACTTTAACTTCAACATCAACTACAACTGGCGCATTAGTTGTTGATGGTGGTGTTGGTATTGCTGAAAATTTAAATGTTGGTGGTGTAATCAATATTGATAATTTAAGATTAGATACAAATACATTATCATCTACAGATTCAAATGGAAATATTATACTTGCTCCGAATGGAACAGGTGATATTCAATTAGATTCAGACACAGTAAGAATTGGAGATAGTAATGCGAATGCTACTATAACTACAAATGGAACAGGTGATTTAATTCTTAATACAAATTCTGGTACAACTACAGGTTCTATTACAATTGAAGATGGTGAAAATGGTAATATAACTTTAGCACCAAATGGTACTGGTAAATTAGTTTTAAACAATCCATACATTAATGGTACAACAGACACTCTTGCTGAATTCATTTATGATACAGTGGGTGGTGCAGTCACTTCAGGTACTGGTATTACTGTCACAAATAATGATGGAGGAAATACTTCAACTGTTAATATTACAAATACAACTGTCACTGCTGCTTCTTATGGTTCAACTACAGCAATTCCTACATTTACTGTAAACGCACAAGGACAATTAACTGCTGCTGGCACAGAAAACATTTCAACTACATTAAATATTGCAGGTGATACAGGAACAGATGCGATTGCTCATTTAACAGATACATTAACATTTACTGGTGGTGAAGGAATTGATACTACTGTCACAAATAATGTATTAACAATTGCAGCTGAAGATGCTTCTACATCCAACAAGGGTGTCGCTTCGTTCAATACAGATGATTTTAATGTCACATCTGGTGCAGTTGAATTAAAAGATACAGTTGTTAAATCTATTACTACAGATTCTGGTGCATTAACTCCTTCTACTCATGGAATTTCTATTCTTGGTGGTGAGGGAATGGATGTATCTCATGCTAGTTCAACAATTACTATTGCAGGAGAAGATGCTACAACTTCTAATAAAGGTATCGCTTCTTTCGCTTCAGCTAATTTTGATGTCACATCTGGTGCAGTTTCTACAAAAAACATTACACTAGGAACATCAACTTTAACAAATGGTTCAACTACAAATTCTCTTGCTGGATTACAACAATTAGATGTAGATAATTTACAATTTAATGGTAATTCAATTATTTCAACAGATACTAATGGTGGTATTACACTTGATCCGAATGGAACAGGACACGTTTCAGTTAGCAGTGCATTAATTAAAGATGTTGCAACTCCAGTTGATCCAACTGATGCTGCAAACAAAGCATATGTTGATGCTGTTGCTGAAGGATTACATATTCATGCTTCAGTACAAGCTGCAACTACAGCTGTAATTACTGGTTCTGTGACTTATGATAATGGTACAAGTGGAGTGGGTGCTACATTAACTACAGATACACCAATTAACACATTAGATGGTTATTCATTAGTAAATGGTGATCGTATATTAATTAAAAACCAAGCAAATACTGCACACAATGGTATCTACATTCGTACATCTTCAACAGTATTTACACGTGCTGCTGATTTTAACACAGTAGCTGAAATTGCATCTGGTGACTTTTTATTCGTATCAAATGGTACAGTGAATGGAAAAACTGGTTGGGTAAATACATCTAAATCTATTGAGGTTGGTACAACTGCTGTTGTATTTGAACAATTTTCAGGAGCAGGAACTTATATTGCTGGTTCTGGATTAGCATTTACAGGAAATACGATTGATATCGTATTACAAACATCTGGTGGTCTAGAAATAGTTTCTGACGAATTAGGATTAAAATCTACAACTGCTGGAAATGGTTTAACTTTCTCATCTGGTGTTCTTAATATAGGTGGAACTACAGATCGTATTACAGTTAATAATGATTCAATTGATATTGCTTCAACTTATGCTGGACAAAATACAATTACAACATTAGGAACAATTGCTTCAGGTACATGGCAAGGTACTACAATCGGCACAATTTATGGTGGTACAGGAAATACATCATATTCAATTGGTGACTTATTAGTTGGTGCTGCAGACAATGCTTTAAATAAATTATCAATTGGTACAACTGGAAAAGTATTACAATCAAATGGAACGACTTTAGTGTATGGTGATGTGGACGGAGGAACATACGCATAATTGATATAATATCTTAGATTATATAATCTACTAACAAATAGGAGACAAGTATGGCTAAGAAGAAACAAGAAACTGTTTCAGATATTATTGATAGAATAGAAGAAGATTTGATGACTCTTCGTGATAAAGTTGAAGAACTTGAAAATCACGAGTGCGAGGAGGACGAAGATGACTCAGAAGAAGATACCGACTGGGATGAAGATTCTGACTCTACTAGCACTGAGGAAGATGAAGAATAAACAAAATAAAAAAAAGAAAAAATAAGGAAACTAACTGATGGCGACAATAATTAAATTAAAAGGTTCAGCAACTCCGAATCTTGCGCCATCAGTTAATGATTTAAGTTATAAAGAAGTTGCTTTAAATTACGCAGACGGAAGATTATATTACAAAAACGCTGCAGGACAAATAGCATATTTTAGTGCTGGTGCTACAGCAGGTGGTCAAGAAGGACAAGATGACGATCTATTTAATCAATTAGCGTTTGCAATTAAATTTGGTGCATTCCCTTTAGCTGATTATGGTAATATAACTGACCCAACAAGTGATGCTTTTGGACAAGTAGTTTTATTTACTTACGATAATATGGCAACAGAGGGATTAAGAATTATTGACAACGAAGGATTAGTATAAAATGCCAACACAATTACAATTACGAAGAGGGACAACAAACCAACATAACACATTTACAGGTGTTGTTGGTGAAGTCACAATTAATACTACAAAGAAAACAGCAGTCGTACATGATGGATCAACAGCAGGTGGTCTTGAATTACTTCGTGCTGATATGTCAAACGTATTCGCTTCAGCAACTCCAACAATAACTTCTTTAAACACATCAGGTGACGTATCTGTAGGTGGTAATTTAACTGTCACTGGTACAACTACATTTAATGGTGGCACTATCACTATGGGTGATGCTGACACTGATAACGTTGTATTTGGTGCTGATGTAAATTCAAATATATTACCAAATACTGATAACACATACGCATTAGGTAGTTCATCTAAAAAATGGTCAGACGTTAGATCAGTTTTATTAACTACAACAGGTGATGCTACAATCGGTGGTGATGTAGCTATCAATGGTGGCGATCTAACAACTTCTCAAACAACTTTCAATTTATTAAATACAACAGCAACTACACTTAATGTGGGTGGTGCTTCTACTGCAACTGCAATTGGTGCAGCAACTGGAACTACTACTATTAAAGCAGATTTAACAGTTGATGGTGATGTTCAAGTCAAAGGTGGTGATTTAACTACTAACCAAACTACATTTAATTTATTAAATACAACAGCAACTACTTTAAACGTAGGTGGTGCAGCCACAACATTAGAAATTGGTGCTGCCACTGGTACAACTAACATCAATAACAACTTAGACGTAGATGGCGATGTTAATATTGATGGTGGTGACTTAACAGTATCAACTACTACATTTAATCTTGCTAATACAAATGCCACAACATTGAACGTTGGTGGTGCTGCTACATCTTTAAATCTTGGTGCTAATTCTGGTACAACAACAGTAAATAATAATTTAACAGTCACAGGAGATTTAACTGTAAGTGGAAATACAACTACACTTAACACTGAAACATTAGAAGTAGAAGATAAAAATATTATAATTGCTAAAGTTGCATCACCTACAGACACAACAGCTGATGGTGCTGGTATTACAATTAAAGGTGCGACAGATAAAACATTTAATTGGGTAGATGCTACTGATGCATTTACATCAAGCGAACATATTGAAACTGCTGCAGGAAAAACATTAGCATTAAGTGGTTCAAGTTCAGGTAAAACAACATTAAACGTTTCAGCTGCTGCTTCAGGAACTTTAACACTTCCAGCTGCAACTGATACATTAGTTGGTCGTGCTACATCTGATACACTTACAAATAAATCTATTTCTTTAACAACGAATACAATTACAGGAACAACTGCTGAATTTAACACTGCATTATCTGATGATAATTTTGTCACATTAACTGGAACAGAAACATTAACAAATAAGACATTAACGACTCCTGTAATATCTTCTGTTTCTAATAGTGGGACAATAACTATTCCTACAGGAACGGATACTTTAGTTGGTCGTGCAACTACAGACACATTAACAAATAAGACATTAACGACTCCAGTTATATCTTCTATTTCTAACAGTGGAACATTAACTTTACCTACTTCTACAGATACTTTAGTTGGTAGAGCAACTACAGACACTTTAACGAATAAATCAGTTTCACTAACTACAAATACTATTACTGGTACATTAGCAGAATTTAATACTGCATTATCAGATGATAATTTCGTTTCATTAACTGGAACAGAAACATTAACAAATAAGACTTTAACATCTCCTGTAATTGGTTCGATTGTAAATACTGGAACTTTAACATTGCCTACTTCAACTGACACATTAGTTGGAAGAGCAACTACAGACACTTTAACAAATAAGACTTTAACATCTCCAGTAATATCTTCTATTACAAATACTGGAACATTAACATTACCTACATCTACCGATACATTAGTTGGTCGTGCTACAACAGATACACTAACGAATAAGTCAATTTCATTAACAACAAATACGATTAGTGGAACAACTGCAGAATTTAATACAGCATTGAGTGATGATAATTTTGCCACATTAGCTGGAACAGAAACATTAACGAATAAAACATTAACTACACCAGTAATTTCATCAATCACTAACACTGGAACATTGACATTACCTACTTCTACAGATACATTAGTTGGTAGAGCAACAACAGATACATTAACGAATAAAACATTAACATCTCCTAAAATTGGAACTAGCGTTCTAGATACAAATGGAAATAGTTTATTATTATTAACAGCAACAACTTCAGCAGTAAATCAATTAACACTTGCAAATGCTGCAACAACAAATAGACCTACTATTTCTGCTACAGGTAGTGATACAAATATTGGAATTAGTATTACACCAAAAGGAACTGGAACAATTGTTGTAGGAAATTCAATTGTACCATCAGGTGATAGCACAATGGACTTAGGAACATCTGCTGCTAAATTTAGACACTTATATCTGGATGGTTCATCATTCTTTATGGGAACAACAAAAATTACAATGCATAATAATGGATATTTTGTATTTAATAGTAATTCAGCTAATAGTTATCCAGAAGGAAGTAATGTGTCTGTTGCAACTGCAACAAATGGAATTGCCGCAACTAATGGCACTGCTGCAGCATTCGCTATTGCCCTTGGAGGTTAATTATGCCTGTCTCTACAAGAGAAGGACTTAAAGATTACGCACTAAGAAAACTTGGTGCACCAGTTGTAGAAATTAACGTTGATGATGGTCAATTAGAAGATCGTCTTGATGAAGCATTAGAATATTTCAATATAAATCATTGGGATGGTTCTGAGCGTACTTATGTTTCACACTTAGTCACAAATCAAAATATTAGTGATAAGTATATTCCTGTTGCTGATATAGTTTATGGTGTGAATAGAGTGTTCCCTATATATGCAGGGTCATCAACTAGTAAAAATATATTTGATTTACAATATCAATTAAGATTAAATGATTTGTATGATTTAACATCTACTTCAGTTGTTTATTATACAACAGTAATGAATCATTTACAATTACTTGATACAATATTAAATGGTCAACCTATGTTTCGTTTTAATCGTTTAACAAACAGATTAAATATAGATATTAAATGGGGAACTGCAGTAAAAGCAGGTGACTATATTATATACGATGGATATAAAGCAATAGATCCTGCTTCATTTACTAAAATGTACAATGAGCCATGGTTGAAATCTTATACCACTGCTCTTTTTAAAGCACAGTGGGGAACTAATTTAAAAAAGTTTTCAGGATTAGAACTTCCTGGAGGTGTGACACTTGATGGTGATAAACTATATGCTGAAGCAAAAGAAGAAATTAAAGAATTAGAAGACATATTAGTTGGAAAGAATGCACCATTAGAATTTTCAGTAGGATAAACAAATGTCTAGAAATGTTTATTTTACACAAGGAACTGCTAATGAGCAAAACCTAATAGAAGATTTAATTATAGAATCTTTAGGAATTTATGCTCAAACAGTTTATTACATACCAAGAAAATATGTAAATAAAGATCAAATTCTTGGTGAAGATACATTAAGTACATTTAATTATGCTTACCCAGTTGAAATGTATTTTGAAAATGTAAAAGATTATGATGGAGCAGGCTCTTTCGTAAGTAAATTTGGTTTAATGATTGAATCATCAGCTACATTAGTTGTAGCAAGAAGAAGATGGAATCAATTAGTTGGTCAATATGGTAATACTATTTTAACAAATCGTCCAGTTGAAGGAGATTTAATTTATTTTCCTTTAACTAAAAGTTTATTTGAAATAAGATTTGTAAAAGATAAAGATCCTTTTTATCAATTAGGAAAACTTTATACTTATAAATTACAAGTTGAATTATTTCAATATTCTTCTGAAAAAATTGATACAGGTGTGCCTGAGATTGATGTATTTGAACCATTAAAAACATTTAATACTGATCCTACACGCAATGAAGTAATGTATGTAAATACTATTACATTTACAAATCTTGGTGCAGGTTATGTATCAGCACCAAC